GCTGTCTGCGGTGCGCGTGCGTATGTCCTGGCCGCGCTTAGTCAGCCAGGACAGCAGTGGCAACACCAACGGCTACCGCATCGAGTACGCCATCGATATCGCCACTGATGGCGGGGCGTACGTTGAAGCGCACCAGGGCGCCGTCGACGGAAAAACCACGAACGGCTACCAGCGCTCCGTGCGGGTCAATCTGCCTAAGGCAGCCACCGGCTGGATGATGCGCGTCCGCCGGATCACCCCGAACGCCAATAGCGGTACGGTGGGTGACACGATGACCATTGCCGGCTACACGGAGATCATCGACCAGAAGCTCAGCTATCCGAACACCGCGCTCCTCTACATCGAGTTCGACGCCCAGCAGTTCCAGAACATCCCTGCGGTGACTGTGGACTGCAAGGCCAAACTCTGGCCTGTACCGACCAACTACGACCCGGCGACCCGCACCTATACCGGTGTGTGGGACGGCACCTTCAAGCAGGCCTGGACCAACAACCCGGCATTCGTGACCTACGGCCTGTGCGTCGAGGACCGCTTCGGCCTGGGCAAGCGCATCAAGTCGTGGATGGTCGACAAATGGGAGATGTACCGCATCGCCCAGTACTGCGACCAGCTGGTGCCGAACGGGCAGGGCGGTCAGGAGCCGCGCTTCCTGTGCGACATGAACCTGCAGGGCCGCGCTGAGGCCTGGACCCTGCTGCGCGATCTGTCGGCGATCTACCGAGGCATGGTGTACTGGGCCCACGGTTCGCTGTTCATGCAGGCGGACATGCCGCGCGCGCAGGACATCGACTACGTCTTCACCCGGGCCAACGTCATCGATGGTGAGTTCGTCTATGGCGGTGCCGAGCGTAATACGCACTACAGCCGCGCCCTGGTCAGCTACGACAACCCGGCCAACAACTACGACACCGACGTCATCCCGGTCACCGACCTGTCGCTGCAGAGGCGGTACCGCGATCGCCCGATCGAGATCTCGGCCATCGGCTGCACCCGCGCTTCTGAGGCTCAGCGCCGCGGTAAGTGGGCGCTGCTGAGCAACAGCCAAGACCGCACCGTCACCTTCAAGACCGGCATGGAAGGCCGAATCCCGCTGCCAGGCTTCGTTATCCCAGTTGCTGATGAGTTGGTAGCTGGCCGCCCGAACGGTGGCCGGATCTCGGCAGCCGCCGGGCGTGTCGTGACCCTGGACCGTGACACGCCGATCAAGGCTGGTGACCGTCTGATCCTCAACCTGCCGAACGGCACCGCCCAGGCGCGCACGGTGCAGTCCGTCGCCGGTCGTGCAGTGACGGTGACCACCGCGTATGGCGTTCAGCCGGAGCCAGAGCTGCAGTGGGCGATCGACTACGACGACCTGGCGGTACAGCTGTTCCGAGTGCTGAAGACCCGCACCCAGGAGGGCGACTACGAGATCACCGCGCTCGAGTTCAACCCGAGCAAGTTCGCTGCGATCGACACCGGCGCCAAGCTGGACGAGCGCCCGATCAGCGTGATCCCGGTCAAGACTGTCCAGCCGCCGGCTAGCGTGTCCCTGACCTCGGCCTACGCCGTGGACCAAGGCATCGCGGTCAGTACCATGACGATTGCCTGGCCAGCAGTGCAGGGCGCAGTCGCATACGACGTTGAGTGGCGCAAGGACAACGGCAACTGGATCCGGCTGCAGCGTACCGGGGCGACTTCGGTTGACGTGGTCGGGATCTATGCCGGCGCCTACCTGGCCCGCGTGCGCGCTGTCAGCTCATTCGACATTACGTCGATTTGGAAAAGCTCGACGCTCACCGAGCTCAAAGGCAAAGAAGGTGCGCCGCCCGCGCTCGCTTACCTGCGGACGAAGTCGGAGATTTTCGGCATACGTCTTTCCTGGGGCTTTCCAGAAGGCGCTGCCGACACGGCCTACACCGAGCTGCAGATGGCATCCGAGTACACCGGGCAGAATCCGGAGGCGCTGGGCCTCCAGGCCTATCCCACATCGGCCTACCTGCACAGCGGCATGGCTGCTGGGGTCATCCGGTATTTCCGTGGGCGCCTAGTTGACCGCACCGGCAACATCGGCCCTTGGACAGATTGGGTGCACGGCCAGTCGAGTGCCGACGCCAACGAGATACTCGACTACATCACCGGCAAGATCACCGAAACCCAGCTGGGCCAGAACCTGCTGAGCGAGATCGAAAAAATCTCCGGCACAGGGCCTGGCTCCATCAATGAGCGGATCGAGGGCGTTGCTGAAGACCTGAATGAGCGCATCACGGTTGGCGACAACGCGCTCCAGGGGCAGCTCGACACCCTACAGGCGCAAATCGCAGATATCGCTGGCGCTCCCGACTGGGAATCGGGCAAGTCCTACCTGGCGGGTTCCCTGGTCAAACTCGACGGCAAGATGTATCGGGCCAAGCAGGACGTACCAGCCGGCACCCCAGTGACCAATGGCACCTATTGGGAGTACATCGGAGATTACGCCTCGATCGGCGAAATGGTCGCCGCGCTGGCCGTGCGGTTGGACGGGGTCGAGACCAGTGTCGAGGAGATCAACGGTGAACTTGCGGCTGTGGCTTCTCGGGTGCTGGGTGTTGAGGCTCAGGTTAATCCGGATATGGCTGGGGGTAACGATTGGTTTGCTGGCGGCGCAGCCGTGAAGGCCGGTACGTGGACCGTGTACTCCGCCTTCGCTAATGCAGATCTGGCCATAGCCCGCCAGGTTGATGAGGTGAAGGTCTCCGTGGGCGAGGTTGAAGCCGCGGTATCACAGGAGAGCTACGCCCGCGCAACCGAGGACGAGGCACTGGCCCAGTCCATCACGAAGCTCGGGGTCACGGTAGACGGCAACACCGCCAATATCAGCCAGGAGGTGGCCACCAGGGCCACCGCCGACGAAGCTTTGGCTCAGTCCATCACGCAGATGGGGGTCAGGGTTGGACAGGCCGAGTCCGCGATCATCACAGAGGCGACAGCTAGGGCTGACGCCGACACAGCGCTCACCCAGCGGATCACCGAGGCTACCTCACGTATTGGTGAGGCGGAGGCGACGATCCGAACCGAAAGCAACACCCGCGCGACGGCGGACGAAGCGCTGTCGCAGTCCATTACCCAGATGGGCTCAAGGGTAGGTAGTGCCGAGGCCGCCATCAGCCAGGAGGCGCTGACCCGCGCTAACGCCGACAACGCCCTGACCCAGCAAGTGTCCCTGGCCAACTCTCGCATTGGTGATGCCGAGGCGTCGATCGCCACGGAGGCAACCACCCGCGCGAATGCTGACAGCGCGCTGTCCCAGTCGATTACCCAGGTTGGTGTTCGTGTCGGCAATTCTGAGGGGAACATCCAGACCATCAGCAGCGCCCAGGCCAGCACGAACGGCAAGCTGAATTTGATGTACAGCATCAAGCTGGGCGTGAATAGCAATGGGGTGTATTACGGCGCCGGCATGGGTATCGGTATCGAAAACACCCCAGGTGGAATGCAATCGCAGGTGGTATTCGTCGCTGACCGATTTGCGGTGATGCAAAACATCAACGGTGTACCGCAAGCGATGTTCGCCATCGAGAACGGACAGACTGTCATCGCATCGGCATTCATCTCCAAACTAGCCGTGCAGAACGCAGTGGTGGGGGCCTACATAAGTTCGGCTGCAGTTGTTCCTAGCGGACCTTACGCCGGGCTGCCCATCATGAGCATCAACTTTAACAGCGGCTCCGTAGAGTTTCGGGGGGTTAACTACTATCGGGCAGACACTGTGAGCGGCACGTTCTTCCAGAATGCTGCGAACGGCGTCAAGTTTATCGAGATGGGGGAACTTTCCTGATGGCCCACGGATTTCGCGTGCGCAACCCTAACACGGGGGCGATCATGCTAGACATCACTGACCGCATAACCAGAACCATTGGCGCATTTGAAACGGGTGTCGTGGATGGCTCTTTTCAAATCACAGACGGCGTTGGCGGTCAGGCTTGGCTTAGTGTGCTGTCTGACTTGGCGCTAACTTCAGACACTGCAACCCCTGAGGTTACATTGAGTGGCAATACCATTAGTTGGTCATATCGCCATTTTCCTTGGGCGCAAGGCCGCCGCTCTGTACTTGTCATATACGGTACTTATTGATGGCGCTTGGGCTCAGAGTAAGAAACGCCAACGGATTCGTGCAAATCGACGGGAATTATCGTAACTCGGCGCTTGTTGCTAAATACACTGTGAATCCATCCGCGGCATCTAATCCCAATGGCATGTTTATCACGGATCTCACAATTCCATACGGCATTTACCCAGTTCTTGTCGGGCACACTCCTGGCGGATCCAATTCAATGGCGTTCTCGCTATTGTCTAGGTCAGGAAGTTCTTGGACATACCGAATCCTGACTACCACTCGCGCGGCCATCGAGGTATATCACTTCGATAACATGTCGATCGCCAAAATTACCGGTACAGTCGGTATTCGGGTCCGAAATGCTACCACAGGGGAAGTGGTCTTCGACTCCCGCTGTAAGTATATGCGGATCATCGATACTAACTACGGCGCGGGCAACAATCATGTCGCGGTTGATCGCACTTACGGGGTTGCAAAGGTCGGAGTGATGCAGGCCATGAGGTTCATGACGAGCCCGTCCGAAGCATTGCCCGGCAACCCGCCATTGATCTTGGCCTCGATCATTCAAAGTGTGTTCTCTGCTTCTGGCGGGCGCGCTTGGACCGGGACGGCCTCAGTCATTGTCTTGGGTCCTGCACAAAATGTATCCGCTTTCAACTTCGAGAATTGGTCATGGGGATATCTCATGCTGGATCTCTCTAACTTCGATTAGGAGGCCGTGTGGCCAAACAGACAGTAAATCTAGGCACGATTCCTAATTCGGGCCTGGACGGCGACGACGCACGCACTGCCTTTACTAAAGTTAATGAAAACTTCAGTGAGTTGTACAATGCCATGGGTGGCGCAGGCGGAACTGTCAGCCCTAAACTTACCGCCGTTGCAAACTCCGTGTGGGCGGCCAACCAGCTGTTGATGGCCAGCGGGGCGAATACCCTGGCGATGTTGACGACCGGCGCGACCGGCCGCGCGCTCATCGGCGCCGCGAATGCTGCGGCGGGTCGCACCACCTTGGGCCTGGGTACTGCTGCGATTGCAAACGTCACCACGTCGACCACTGACGTAACCCCCGGCAGCGTGCTAAGGGTCGGTGATTCCGGCTTGGGTGCCGTATCGGCTGTTGTCGTCAATGACGCCAACGCCAATCTGCCTACCGGGATGTTCCTGCTGAATACTGTTGCAAATGGCGGTTTGAATGGTCCGGTAATGGATACCTTCGTCGGCGCCTGGGCGCTGGCAAACTACAGCGCCAATGCTACCTCCGGATTCCAGCTGGCATCCCCGCAGACCGGGGTTTCCACCAACAAGGGACGCCTCTTCGCCAGGCAGGTATTCTCGGGTACTTGGTCGGCCTGGACCGAGCTAACCACTGCATCCACCCTGGACAATCTCGGGTGGGGCCCTAACGCTCGTTCCGGATATTTGAACAACATCCCGGCAGGCACTGACCTAAACACTTTGATCGAGCCAGGTGCAAAAGCTCAGCAGCTAAACGCTAACGCAACTCTCGCGTTAAACTATCCAGCCACCCAAGCGGGTACGCTGCTTATTCAGTCTGCTGGCGCGAACATCACCACCCAGAAATACATTAACTACAATAGCGGCGTTGAATGGACCCGCTCACGCTACAACGACGTTTGGTCTCCGTGGAAGAAAAGCACCAACGTTGAAGACACGGGGTTCGGGGCCGACCAGTCCGGTACTTCGGGGAAATACGTTATGCTTCCCGCGACACCCAACAACGTCGCACCCACTTCCATCATCGCTGCCAGGACTGCCGATGACCAAGCCGTATCCCAGCAGCCGGTTGCTGGTGAGGATTTCGCAGGAATCCACATTTCCCGTGAACTGCGGCCGGTTCAGTTCGGGGTATCGGGTAGGGGGGGCAGCGCTAAGTTCTACTTCCGGGGATACGCGGCAGCAACTGCCAACCCGGCAGAATGGCAACGTCTCGTTGATGTGGCGTACCTTAACTCTTTCGGTATCGGTAGTTTCTCGGTCAGGATTACCGATGCCAACTCGCCAACCGTAACCGGCATTTATCGTCTGGCCGGGACCGATGCGAACGTGCCGGAGACTATTTCCGGTTGCAGCCTGTGGCATAACCAGCAGACTACGACCATCGCGGCTCAAATCGCCATCGTCACCACCAACGGGAACGTGTGGACCCGAACCAACAACTCGGGGACCTGGACTGCCTGGCAACGTTCGGTTAACGCTAGTGAACTGGCCGCTCTGGCTCGAGGAACGGTTCTTACCGGGTATGCTGTAGGTTCAAACGCCGCAATCGTTGCGACGGACACGCTGCTGTCCGCGCTAGGGAAGATCCAGGGTCAGCTTAACGCCACCATCCCGATTAGCAAGGGCGGTAGTGGGGCGACCACGGCTGCAGGGGCACGGACCAACCTCGGGCTAGGTTCGGCAGCTGTGGCCGATGCGGTTGGGGTTGTGGCGTCGGGGGCGATTCTCGAGTCCTCGGCGAACGCCAACGGATACTTTACTAAGTACGCTGATGGCACCATGGTTTGTACCGGCTCTTTTACAATGCCTGCCGGCGCTATTAACACTCAGGCTGGTGTGACTGCTACCTACGCTTCAAACTTCGTCTCAACTCCTATCGTCACCTACAGTCCTTTGGCGGCAACAGGAACTGGATCACAGGCGGATATAGGATTGAATATGTACAACGGTCTATACATAGCGCCGAATGCTACGAACTGTGCTTTTAACTCCTATCGCTATCGCACACAGACGGATAACCCTGTGATTTTCAACTATCTCGCGATTGGTCGCTGGAAGGTATAAGGAGGCCACATGCTAATTAAGCTATCGCCCGTGCGTACAGATAACCGATATTCGCTATCCGTCAGCGAAGACATCGTGACCATAGACGGTGAATCCTTCGATCTTACTCCACTGGTAGATGGTGGTACCTTGCCATTCTCAGCCATTTCCAGCCCGTGGTTTGTCGATCAGGTTGATCGGATAGAAGGATCATTAGTACTTACTCTGATTTTGCCACACGGATCGAATGCCCCCGAGTCTACCCGATTCCCCATACCGATCACCGTGATTGGCAACGGCCCCGTAGAACTTCCCCCTTATAACGAGGTAGTAGAAGATGAATATCGATTGGCTCCAGATGATCACGCCGGAGCAGAAGGCTCAGCAGAGGGCACAGGAACTGATCTCACGAGTGACCCAAGAGATCCAGAGCCGGAGGCTGGTAGCTGACCAAGCTATTGCTCCCCTGTCCGATGCCGTAGAGTTCGGTGAGGCCACCACGGAAGAGGAAGCGCTGCTTACTCAATGGAAACAGTACCGGATTCTCCTGACCCGGGTTTCTAAGCAACCGGGGTACCCCCAATCAATCGACTGGCCAGCCCCCCCGACCTAATTGCCACCAAACCCGATACACCACCAACCGCCGCCTGGCGGTATTTTTTTGCCTGGAGAAAACGCATGCCCTTCATCGTAATCAACCGCACCAATGCCCTGGACCCGATCCGCACCGTTGAATATGCCACCGAGGCTGAGGCAGACACCGCTGCCCGGGAGCTGCTGAAGAGCCAGCCTGGCGCCGAGGTGCTGACCGCGCAGCTGATCAAGCGCTACTCAGCCCAGGTCCGCGTAACGGCCCAGGAGGCGGCAGACATCGAGCCCGAGGCGCCGGCAGAGGAGGCTGCTCAATGAGCACTCCACGCGGCGTCCGTAACCGCAACCCCGGCAACATCGACTTCAACCCGCGCAACGACTGGCAGGGCCAGATCGGCAAGGAACCTGGTGGCCGCTTCGCCATCTTCGACACCCCCGAGAACGGCATCCGCGCTCTGGGCAAGCTGCTGATCAACTACCGCGGCAAGGACGGCATGCCCGGCGTTGGCGGGAAGGGCATCGACACCGTGCTCGAGACCATCAACCGCTGGGCGCCGAGCAACGAGAACGACACCCAGGCCTACGCCGGCGCCGTG